CTATAATACCTTGAAAGGGAGAAACAAATTTCTTTACTGCATCAGATACTGCAGACATCCCTTTTTTTACGCTTTCTAATCCTTCCTCTCTTTTTGCTCTTTTCTTTGCTTCATAATTCCTTCTTTCATCATCACTTGCATCTTCTCTAAAATTTAAAAATGAAGATAACGTATTTTTAATTGACTCCAATGGACCTTGAAGTGGTGATAAGTTTACTATCTGGGATTGTGGTGCTTGTACTACCGATGGAGCAATTAAATTTGTAGATATTGGTTGGACAGATGGCTTTAAAAATTTTGTAGTTGCTATACTATTTGCTGTTATTTTTTTCGGTCTTGGTTTAAATCTTCCCTTTTTTCCCCTCACTCTTTTTCTTTCATTTGCAAGTAATGCAAGTTCTTCTGGAGCAAATCGGTTCGCACCAGAGACCATCGCCTCTCTGATAAGAGTAAGATAAGTATCGTAATCTAAATCAAAAACGTCTCTAAGACCCAATAGCCTCAAAATTCTCTCATCAATTTTTTCGGATACTGAGTTCATTTTATCAGCGTTGTTGTTGTTGCTTAAGTTCCTCTTCCTCTAAATGAATCTTGAGAAGACCTACATAAATGTCTCTTTCCCAAGGAATCATATTCTCAATTTCTGTCAATGAATATTTATGGTATTGTATCAAAGCAAAATTGAGTCTAAAGTAATTCTCAAGATCCATATGAGACATTCCTATGCGAAAAAACTTGAAAGTCCTTCCAACGTAACTTCACTATCAATACCAGTTACTGGATTTTTAATTTTAACTACATGAGATAACTTGGGCATAGTTTCAAAGAACTTTTCAATTTGCTTAAACTGAGAAGAATTCATCTGATCTAAGAATTCCATAAGTTCCTTTTTAGTCACATCCGAACTAGACCAAACTTCATCTTCCGTATAAATTTTATCAATACAAGAACCAATTAATTCAAATGACTGATCTATCGTATTATCAGAATTAAAATCAAAATTACTCTTGATAAACTGATCGAGGGACGGATACTTCATCTCCATCATAATATTATCATCAAGTTTAATTTGCTTATTATGATCTGAATTTTTTTGAACTCTAATATCGTCTACATTAATTTTTACAGGAACTGTAGTCTCACCATCATCAGGGCAAATGATAGTGACTTCAATTTCTTCTCCCACGGACTTTCCACGAATATTCAAGAAAAGATATTCAATATCAAATGTTGGAAGTGATTCTACTTTAATTCCTTTTGTTTCAATGCAGCTTTTAATAACGGTTTTAATTGCAGTACTAATCTGTTTTGTATCTTCAGATTCTAATGCAAGAACTAAAAGTTTTTCTTCTCTTACAAGAAAAGGTCTGTACTTAATCGTTTGTCCAGTCGAAGGCAAATCAAGTTCATAAGTTGGTGTAGAAATCTTAGGTAATGGCATAATGTCCTATAGAAACTTCAGTGTGATTATTTATTATGCTATTCCTCCAGTTGGTATTGGTCCAAATGCTTCACCAGGAACAGCAGGTCTATCATAAGGACCATAAAAGTCTCCAATTTGTCCATTAATATCCGAATTATTATTTGGATTACTTGGATTATTATTAGTATTTGGATTGACTGGATTGGATGGGTTAGGAATTCCTGGAGCTGTTTGTTGCGTTGGTTCTCTTGTGGGAGAATTTGGCATAGATTTTAAAACATATCGATTATAAGTAAATGATACTGTACACTTCAGTAATTGTGACGAATCGTATGAAACTGGTATTGATGCAATACTGATTGGATATGCTTGAACAAAACCATATTGCAAATAATTTCCTTGGAAATCTCTTTCAAACTTTGTCACATAGATATGACTTCTATATCCAGTCGGACCATCAGGAAATCTAACCCTATAGTTATAATTTTTATCTGGCGCTTCACTAGTTTCTCCCATTGCATATCTCATCCATGCTTCAAATAATCTAATAGCATTATATCCACCATTAAGGGTTCCGTGATCTACATAGAAAGAGAGATCAATCTGATTATCATATTGCCTTCTATACCCAAGTCTTTCTGTTACACCAGTATAATCATCATTAATTTCATTTGTTAGGATTGAGGATCCAGGTAAAGACGCTTCTGTGCAAAGCAAATTTAAAATACTACCAGAATTATTGTCGTAATAATATTTACGAATTTCTGCAACAGATGGTGGGTTTATAGAACACTCAAAATGAGAAGTTAGTGAAGGTCTTAATAATCTTGAAATTACTAAATCATTTGTAATTCTCCTAGGAGATGCCCAATTAAATCCAGATGATGCTGGAGTTGTTCCATTTCCTGGACTTGTTCCCGTCCCAGAAGTTGTTGTAGAGGGGACATTAGGAACTCCTGGTGCTGGTTGCGGATTAAATGGTATTACTGGTATTGGCGTTGCCATCTATAAATACTTTTACCGATATATTATGTATGATGGAAAATGGCAGAAAGTCTAAAAAGTATTTACAAACCATCTTACCCAGAGAAATATCAAGGAGACGCAAATAATATCATTTGCAGAAGTAGTTGGGAGAGACGTTTTTGCTATTGGTGTGATCATAATCCAAGCATTATATCCTGGGCATCTGAAGAATTCTGCATTGGGTATGTGTCTCCGGTAGATGGAAAAGTCCATAGATATTTTCCAGACTACCTTATCAAAATAAAAGAAGCATCTGGTAAAATTAAAACTTATGTAATTGAAGTAAAACCAAAGAAACAAACAGTCCCACCAAAGCAGAAATCAAGAGTAACTAAATCTTACTTATATGAATGTAGAACTTATGCAGTCAATCAAGCAAAGTGGAAAGCAGCACAGGAGTGGTGTGCGGATAGAATGTTAGAATTCAAAGTCATTACAGAAGAAGAGTTGGGTATCAAGTAATGGCAGAAGGGTTTGGAAAATACGTAGGAACTGGCACATCAAGAACAAAAGAACTTTTAAAAAGAGTGTCACAACTAGGGAGCGAAGATCCAGAAGATATAATGCTAATTATTATGGATGTATTTAAAGAAGAAGTATTATATCCAGAACCGGGAAAATTTTATACATTCATCTATACACCCAAAACACCAGACATTGAATACGATCAACATCCATTAATTGCTTGCACTGAACTTTATGGATGGGGATTTAAAGGTATCAACTTTCATTGGAGAAAAGCAAGACAATATACTTGGGAAGAAGTTTTAGGAAAACTTCATGTTGTCAAATATAATGAATTAGATGAATTAATATCATTGCAATATGGAAAATTCCGTCTAAATAAATAAAAAACCTCTATCATAAATGTCTCATACTCTACAAAAAATTGAGATTACTATATCCTCTACGAGTGGGGGAAGAGGTTGATGGCAACAGTTAAAAGTGGAATTAATAAAGTTGGAAACAGTTATTATCAATCAATAACACAGGATGATGCAGATGGAAATGTGGGAACTACGTTCTACCGTGTCAATCCTGATGGAAGCAGTGGAGTTCCAATTTATGATGTGGATAAACCTGCAGGATCATCCTCACCCATAAAATCTTTTGATCCTAACGCAACCGCAGAAGAACAAAGACTTCTTTCTGATCCAAATTCCCAATTAAGCCAGGTTAGATCTCAACAAGTTATATCATCAAACCTGTATGCAAATCCATCACCAATACAAAATTCAACATTAGCACAGGCAGGAGGCGGAAGCGGAAATGCAGCAACAAATACAGGAATTGGAGGAGGAGACCCACAAACAGCAACATCTTCAATAGCACCACAACCACAACAACAAGCACAACCACAGAATTCTACATTAATCTATCCTATTGAGATGAGGAGCACTCAGCAGGATAGAATTAAATTTACTGCTGTGACTTATACTCCGAGTGGAAATTTAGCAACAGGACAAATAACTTCTCCAAATAGAACATCTACAACAGGAAAAACACAAGTAGGACCTACGGTATTTTTACCAATTCAAGCATCAATAAGTGATGCCAACTCTGTAGACTGGCAAGGTGCTAATTTAAATGCGATAGAAAGAGAATTATCAAATTTATCT